AGAGAGTAGCTTCTCGTTCGTAAAACAAGCTTCTACATATTTTAAACATTATAGATATACAGGAGATTATTTTATGAGCGAGAAAGATATTTCTCAAGAAGTGTCTGTTATTGAGAAAGACTTAAAAAAAGTATTAGAAAACAGACAAGACGATTATACTTATTCTAGAGAGTTGCTTTATTCGTCAGCTGAAAGATTACAAGATATATTGGATGCTGCTGTTCAGTTAGCTCAAGAATCAGAACATCCAAGAGCAATTGAAGTAGCTACAGGTACAGCGACAGCTTTAAGTGACATTGCACAAAAGATGATGGAACATCAATTGCGTACAGAAAAGTTAAACAACCCTAATAAAGAAAAAGTTACTACTAACAATAACTTAAATGTTAAATTAAATACTAAAGATTTGTTAGAGCTTTTGGGTAAAGAATGAGCAACTTTAATGTAATTTTTAAAAAAGATTATGATTCGAATCTTCATAAAGATTGGAAAGCTTATGGTGAAATACTAGTCAAAAGTAAGAAAGACTTACTTGGTTGGTTATCAGAACAAAGAACATATAAAAATGCACCAACAGAAGAAACACACCCAGAATTATTTGAAAGAAATCCTACTAATGTATCTCATTACTTAGGTAACCCAAATGTCAAAGCACCACATTCTAATTTAGATTATACACCAGAACAGTTACGTGAATATAAGAAGTGTATGGAAGATCCTATATACTTTGCAGAAACTTATGTTAAAATTATGTCAGTTGATTATGGTACTATTCCTTTTACTTTATATGGTTTTCAAAAAGAAATGGTACATAGTTTTAGAAATAATAGATTTAGTATTTGTAAACTTCCAAGACAGTGTGGTAAATCTACAACAAGTGTTGCTTTTATTCTTTGGTATATACTTTTTAATCAGGGTAAGAATGTTGGTATTCTAGCTAACAAAGGAGAATTAGCTCAAGAACTTTTAGGACGTTTACAATTAGCATATGAAAGTTTACCTTTTTGGTTGCAACAAGGAGTAGAAACGTATAATAAAAGATCTGTAGTTCTAGAAAATGGTAGTAGAGTTATAGCCACTTCAAGTTCTGGATCAGCTGCTCGAGGAATGTCTTTTTCCCTTATATTCTTAGATGAATTTGCATTCGTACCACCACATGACGCAGAAGATTTTTTCCGTTCTGTGTATCCTACAATTTCTTCTGGTTCTGATACAAAAATGATAGTAGTATCTACACCAAAAGGAATGAATCATTTTTATAAAATGTGGATGGAAGCGCAAGAGGGAAGATCTGCGTTTAAACCTATTGAAATTAATTGGTGGGATGTACCTGGAAGAAATGAAGATTGGAAACAACAACAGATAGCTAACACTTCAGAAGATCAATTTAGACAGGAATTTGAAACTCAGTTTATAGGTTCTGCTTCTACACTTATTTCCCCTACTAAATTATCTAACATGTCTTTTGTTAACCCTAAAAGAAAAAAAGATGAAGTAGATTTTTATGAAGAACCAATAGAAGATCATAGATACTTAATTACTGTAGATTGTGCAAGAGGTTTAAGATTGGATTATTCTGCTTTTGTCGTATTTGATGTTACAACTTTACCTTACAAAGTTGTAGCTAAATTTAGATCTAATACAATCACACCTATGATTTATCCACAATTTTTAACTAACATAGGTCATTATTTTAATAATGCTCACATATTGGTAGAAGCTAATGATGTAGGTGGTCAAGTTGTTGGTTCTTTACATGAAGATTTTGAATATGACAATCTTCTTAAAACTGTTTCTAAAGGCAGAGCAGGTTTTGTGTTAGGTGACGGTCAAGGAGCTAAATTAGGTGTTACTACAAGTGCTTCTGTTAAAACAAAAGGTTGTTCTAATTTTAAATCTTTAATTGAAACAGATAAACTTTTAACTGAAGATTATGAAATTTACGTAGAAATGACTACGTTTACTAGAAAGAATGATAATGTTAACTCTTCTTTTGAAGCTGAACCTGGAACTAATGACGATTTAGTTATGTGTATGGTTTTATTTGGTTGGTGCGTAGGTTCTGAATATTGGAAAGATTTAACAGAGACGAACCCTTCAGAAGCTATCTATAAAGATAAATTAAATGAAAAAGAAGATGATATGCCTTTAGGTTTTCAATCTTTTAGTGTAATGAATGAAAGGTTAATGGATAATTCAGGCGATGTTTGGGTTGTTATAGATGATGATAAAGACCCGGAATTACCAAATTGGTATGAAGATGTATATAAAACCATAAATCTATAACAATAAATAATAAAACTCTAGAGGGCTTTGATGGCAAGATTTACGTATAATGCAAGAACCGGTGTGCTTAGCGGATTGCAAGGTATTACTTTAGGTACTCCTGCGCAAAGTATTGAACAGTATGTTACTACTTACATAAGTAATAATACTGGAGATGTTTACGATTCTGATTTAGTAATTGCTACTGTTCTTAAAAATCTTGACATTGCTGCTTTATCTTCTCTTGGAAGTGGAGGAGGTGGTGGTGGTGCTGCGGGAATAACAGATTCTGATTTAGCTGTTGTAGCAAAATTAAGAAACGATGTTGATAGTGATAGCAATGCTATTCAAGCTTTATCTTCTTATTTAGATAATCAAATAGCTACTATTAGTTCTAGAATAGACTCTGACTATGCTCTTACTAATATTAAATTTGCTGCACTCCGTAGTGATTTAGATTCAGATGTCTCAAATACTAATTTAAATTTAAATAATAATCTTAATGTAATTTATAATTTATTAGATTCTGAATCCCAAAAAGTACAGTCTCTTAAAACTCGAGTATATGGATTAGTAGCAAATAACGATTCTGATTTACGTAAATCAGTTCTCAAATTAAGAACTGATGTTGATTCTGATCAAGCATATCAAAATAACAGGTTATTTGATTTAGAAGTTGATCTAGATTCTGAACGTTCTTTGTTAACATTCTTACGTAGTTTTGTTTTTGCATATGACCCTTCAGGGGCAAATATTTTTAATTATTATTCTGCTGCAGGTGGTTTTGGTTATAATCCTTTCCACGACTCTGATTTAGTTGTTGAATCTGCTATAAAAGGTTTTAACGTAGCAGCTGCTAGTTACGATTCTGATAGAACTGTTCAAACAATTAACAAAAATTTAGATATAGCTGCATTAAGTAATGTAAATACAGGTGCTATAGATTCAGACCAAGTCTATAATATGGGTTTTGAACACGGGTGGTTCTACGACTCAGATAGAGTTATGACTTCTGTTGGTAAAAATTTCTCTAACATAATTAACATCATTAATAATAACCTAGGTAAAGTTGATTCTGATTTAGTCTTTAGTATGTTAGATTCAGAAGAAGTACTTAATATGTTTGAAGAGCATGGTCTTGCTTATCAAACAGCACTTGATTCTGAGTCAACAGAAATAAGATTATTAAGAGCAGATGTAGACGCATTAGTAGCTGGTACGTATAACGATGCTCCTCTTGTAGCAAGACTTGACGGATTTGAAGCAGATTTAGATTCTGAAACTGCGCGTATACAATTACTTTTTTCTAACGCAGATTCTGATACGATTAATATTGCACAGCTTAGAAGAGATGCAGATTCAGATAGTGTAGTTATCCAATCTTTAAGAGAACAAGCTAATTTAGATGCTGCTTATATTACCTTAATTAGAAACGATTTAGATTCTGACGATCATGCTATTCAAAGTTTAAGTACAAGATTAGACACTGTAGAAGCTACGGATACAATACAAAACTCTAGGCTTAATTCTTTAGAAGCTAGAGCTGATAGTGATGAATTAATTGTTCAATCTATACAAACACAAATAGATAATTTAAGTATAGGTTCAGGATTCGATAGTGACCAAGTCGAGGCAATGATAAATGAACATGCAACTTCATTTGATGATTCAACATTAGTCGCAAGATTGGATTCAGACAGTACACGAATTCAAGATCTACAAACTCAAATTAATAATCTTGTAGATGATACAGGATTTGATTCAGATCAAGTTGTCGCAATTATAAATGAAAACGTAACACCTTATGATGATTCAACTTTAGTTGCAAGATTAGATTCAGACACAACCGCAATACAAGATATAAGTTCTAGAGTAACAGTGCTTGAAGCTGCTGTAGATGATACAGGTTTTGATTCAGACCAAATCGAATCAATGATCAACGAGCATGTTACACCTTACGACGACTCTGGCATTGTTGCAAGATTAGATTCAGATGAGTTAATTGTACAATCACTTCAAACACAAATTGATGTTCTTGTAGCTGGTACATATGATGATTCTGCAGTTGTTGCAAGGTTAGATTCAGATGAGTTAATTGTTCAATCACTACAAACTCAAATTGATTTCTTAACCGTAAGACTAGATTCTGATACTACAGTTATTCAAAATTTGCAAACTCAACTAGACGGTTTCGATGTAGCAGATATTAGAGCAAGGTTAGATTCAGATTCAATTGCAATTCAATCTATTCGTACATCAGTAGATTCTGATTATGCATTATTCAATACTAAGATATCTTTGTTTAATGGATTAACTGATAGTGATCTTACTACTGTATCTATTTTACGTAACGATTTAGATTCAGAATCAATCGAAATTAGAGCTCTTAGATCAGATGTAGATTCAGATTCAGCGGTCATTCAGGAATTAAAAAGTAATTTAATTGATTCTGATTTTATCACTCAAAGAACACCTTTAAGATTAAGTAACGTTTCTTTTACAACTACTTCATCTAATCAAGTATTAGATACATATGATACTAATGAATTTAATACCGTAAAATATATTATATCAGCTAGAAAAAATACTGACTGGCAATCTAGTGAATGTTTAATTAATCATGATGGAACTACAGCATATATTACTGAGTATGCATTGATAGATTCAGGTGCAGGTGATTTGTATATACCTGATGTTGATATATCAGGTAGCGCAGTTAGATTGTTAGTAACACCTCAAGTAACTAATATAGATGTATCTATAATTAGAACCCAAATTACATAAATATATAGATATTAACCACAAGGAATAAAATAAATGGCAACTAGAGATTTTAAAATTAGATCTGGACTAATAGTACAAGGAGATTTTACCCTTGGTGGTAATACAGTTTCTAGGTTAATTGATAGTGATGAAGTTGTTAATATAATTAACAGTAATGTTACAGGTCTAGCTGATTCTGATCTTAAAGCAATAGCTGATCTTAGAAACGATGTTGATTCAGATAGTATTGCAATTCAAGCTATTCAAACAGATCTTGAAACAGCAGAATCAAATATTACAACCATTCAATCTGATATTAGCACTATTAATGCAAAATTAGATTCAGATAGTATTAAAATTCAAACTCTGCAAGGTGAAGTAGATGCTTTAACTGCAGGTACATATAACGATGCGCCATTGGTAGCTAGACTTGATTCAGATTCTATTGCAATTCAATCTCTAGGCACTTCTTTAAGTACTTTAGATTCAAAAGTCAATTCTATTGAAGCAGATCTAGATTCAGAAACATCACGTATTCAATTATTACTCTTAGCTACCGATTCGGATTCTCTTTCTATTGCTGGCTTAAAAACTGAAGCAGACTCTGATGCTGCTGCTATTGCAGAGTTATTAAGGCAAGCTGATTCTGATGCTACTGCCATTCAAGCATTAAGAACTGAATTAACATCTGATATAGATGCTATTAATGTAAGATTAGATTCTGATGAAATTGCTATTCAAGCTGTTAGAAATGATATGGATATATCATTTAATGTTGCCAATAACGGCGCATCTGCTTACACATTTACAGGCGATGGTTTTCCATCAGGTGTAGATAACCCAACTCTTTATCTTGAAAGAGGTCATACATATAACTTTAGAGTTAACGCTTCAGGGCATCCATTTGAGATTAGACAAGCAAGTGGTGGAGCTGCTTATAGCACAGGTGTAACTAATAATGCTGCACAAGTTGGTCTTGTTACTTTTGTTGTACCAATGGACGCTCCAGACACTTTAGTGTATCAATGTACAGCTCACTCTGGTATGGTTGGTACTATTAAGATTGGTAAAGCTGGTTTTGACAGTGATCAAATTGTTGGAATTATTAACGAAAATGTAGTTATAGATCCATCAGTTAATACAAGACTTGATTCTGATGAAATTAAGATTCAAGCTTTAGGTACTTTAATTGAAGGTTTAGATACAACATTAACTGGATTGAGCGGAAGTGCAGCAATTCAAACAGTTGTATATACATTTACTGCAACACAAAATCAAACAGCATTTACAGGAACAGATGATAATGGATTAACCTTATCTTATGCACCTGGATACATTTATGTGTTTGTTAATGGTGTGTTAGTTCTTGATACTACAGATTATACTGCGACGGATGGTAGTACTGTAAACATTGTAGAAGCATTAGATTCAGATAACACTGTACAGATTATCAAGCATGTAGGTACAGTACAAGCTGGGTTTGATTCTGATCAAGTTGTAGCTATAATTGGTGAAAATCCTTCTTCAGTTCCACTTAGTAGTACTAACCTAGACGGTACCGGAGAAACACAGCAAGTGTTTGATAGTTTTGCAACAGGTGATTACAGATCAGTAAAATACTTTGTTTCAGCATCCTCTAATGATAGTTCTTGGTTTGCTTCAGAGATAATTATTATTCATGATGGTACAAACGCTTATCTAACTGAGTATGGTACAATATCAACACACGATAGCGAATTTATTATTTTTGATGCTGACATTAATAGTGGTAATGTTAGGTTGTTAGGAACACCATCCAATAGTTTAACAAACGTCAAAACTGTTAGACAGCATATTAGTCAGTCGTAAATAATATAACGAAGGAGCTACGCTCCTTCTTTACATCGCCAAACAGGGAAAGTGAACTAGATGGCTACTAAAGATTTTAAAATTAGACATAGTTTAACTGTGTCCGAAAATGCGACCATCGAGGGTAATTTAACTCTTGGTGGTAATACTGTTTCAAGATTAATTGATAGTGACGAAGTACAATCTATTATTAATAGTAGTACTGTTTCTTCTATTCTAACAGATTCTGATAATTTAGAAACTATTTACGGTGTTCTTTCAGGTCCTGTTAGCTTTAGAGCTAAAAACGATTCCGGTTCAACTATCTTTCCAGGCACAGCAGTTTATATAAGCGGTATTTCAGGTAACACTCCTTTAGTAAGAAAAGCTAATGCAAGTTCAGCTGCTACTATGCCAGCTTTTGGTATTGTTTCTGACACTGCTAATAACGGATCAGAAGTTCAAATTATTACCTTTGGTACTTTAACACCCGTACCTACAGATCAATTTACAATAGGTAGTATTGTTTATATTAGCGCTGACAGTGATGGAGCTCTTACTAGTACAAAACCAACAGATACTTCTGAATTAATTCAAAACGTTGGTATTGTTACCAGAGTACATGCAACAGAAGGTTCTATTAAAGTTGGCGGTTCAGGTCGTACTAATGATATAGATAATGCCACTAGAGCAAAATTAGATTCTGACTCAGCAGCTATTCAAAACCATTCAGGTCGTATTGCAACTTTAGAAGCTAGAGCAGATTCTGATGAGTTACAATTACAAACTATTAACACTAGAATAGATAATTTAAGTACAGGTTTTGATTCAGATCAAATTGTAACTATCATTAGCGAAAACCCTGGCTCTCAAGCTATTAATACAACAGTGTATACGTTTACTTCACCTGCTAACGATTCTGAATTTACTGGTACTGATGATAATGGTTTAACATTAGCATATGAAGCAAATAAGATACACGTGCATCTAAACGGTATTTTGTTAACCGATACTGCAGATTATATTGCAACTACAGGAAATAGTGTTGTACTAGTTAATGCTCCTGATTCAGATGATGTTTTAACAGTAATAAAGTATCTTGGAACTGTACAAGTTGGTTTCGATTCTGATCAAGTTGTAGCTATAATTAACGAGAATGTTGTATCAGGATCAGTGGATTCTGACGTTGCTGCTATTGCTCAATTAAGAAGAGATGCAGATTCAGATTCTTTACGTATTCAAGCTATTGCAACTGAGATTGAACAATTAAATGTTTTAGTTGATTCTGATCTTAAAGCTATTGCAGATTTAAGAAATGATGTTGATTCGGATAGTTTAGCTATTCAAAGTTTGTCAACAAGAGTAGACTCTATCGATTCAGATTTTATTTTACAAAGACAATTAAAAAGTCATGCTATTGGTGGTAGCTATAGGTTTGACACTTCTACTACTGCTGGTGATCCCGGGTCTGGTGATATTAGATTTAGCATTGATTGGACTACGGGAGTTGAAGGTAGTTCTTATAATGCTTATGTTAGTGAAACAGATAAAGATGGAGTAGGGATAGCACCTTTGCTTGATCAGTTAACTGTTTCTACTAATAGTAAAAAAGCTTTAGTAATTCTTTTTAAAGCAGATGAGCCTACAACAAACGCTAAATTTTACGTAACAGGACAAACCGATAATGGTTCTTATAGAACCTTAGATATCACTTATGTTGATAGAGATGCATGGGGTCAAATTTCAAATAGCGATGAAATTTTTATGTCTATATCTATCATTGGTGACGCTGGTAGTTCTAATATTGATTCAGATTTAGCTGTTGTAGCTAAATTAAGAAATGATGTTGATTC